ATATAAGCGGTTCGTTTATGGCTTCGCATATGATGGTTCGTTACGGACAAGCTGAGGGCGATAATAATGATTCAGATGGCCTAGTGGAGCAGCTAAAGGAATTCCAAGGCGCAGACAATTTCAATAGACTTATGCTTTTGGATATTGATACACCTGAGCAGAAACCTGAGTTAATACCGTTTACGCATCAAAATACCGACAAGCTATTTGAGTATCATGAGAAAAGCACGCAGGATAATATCCGTAAGGTGTTTGCAATCCCTACGGTGTTTTTGGATGCGGTTGCTGGTTCGCTTGGTTTGTCTGCTCAATTGGATGATGCGGTTTCATTCTATAATCGTATGACGCAGGACGAAAGGGCAATAATTGAGGAAACATTTGATTGGTTATTATTCGATACTTTTGGAGGCAGCTACAAGATTAAGCCTTTAGATATGAGAACTTCTCCCATACTATGATAAACCTTATCAACATAACGGATTTCACGGAAAACAAGTTTCTTACACAGAACTTAGATGACCGCGATATTGACCCGATAATTACGGAGGCTCAGGAGTTCGATATTAAGCCCGTAATAGGCGCGGCTATGTATTTGGATATGATGAACAACCTAACGGCCTCGAAGTATATTGAACTGCTAGATGGCAAGATATACACTCCAAATGGTGAGGCTGATGCCATCTACTTTTCGGGGTTAAAGATGGCGTTAAAATACTACGTCTACGCTCGTCTATTGGTGGTCAATGGAGTTAAGTCTACAAATAGCGGATTTGTTCAAAAGACGTTAGAAAATAGCGAACGCATAAGCGGAACACAGCTAACTCAAATGATAGCCCAAACTCGCAGCGGTGCAAAGGTTTACGAAACCGAAGTGAGGGATTTTCTCTGCAATTACTCGGCAATTTATCCTCTTTACTGTGAGGGTGTTCGCAAAAATAATGGACACGGTTTTAGAATGAAAGCAATATGAGCGCACTAAACGATTTGGATGCAATGGTTTTACGTCAGGAGGTTTATCCACCTATGACAACCAAAAATGCAGAATTAACATTTACCGAATGGGACGACCGTGTGATTGACATATATCGCGTTATTCAAGACGTGGTGAATGGCGACAACGTGGATGCGTATAACCCAGCTACAACATACGATGGTACGTCCTCAGATGTTTACGCAAAATTCGTGGGTTACAACTCAAGAATTTGGCAAGCGGTTTATGCTGGCACGTTCTCAGGCGAAACGCCTGCTGAGGGTATCTATTGGACTCAAGTCACTTTGGCGCAAATGCTGCCTAATGTTTTGAAGCTAGCAGAAATTGGTAGTGGCGCAAGTCAATCGGTTAAGACGGTAAAAATTACCATTCCAACTGCGCAAGTTTTAACCTTAAACACAACGCCAGTAGCGTTTGGAATTACCGTTCCAGTTGGGTACTATTTACGTGTGCTAGGTTGCGATGGGTATTTAGATTTTAATACAATAGCTTATGCAACCAATGGAAAACTGCTAATAAGAACTGTTGGAACTACCGACCCGCAAGCTGGATGGACTGGGGCTCAGTTTTTATTCGGCACAACAAACCGATATTCTACAAGCTCACTAACGTCAGGAACTAGCGTTACGTCAAACCAACTAATTAGCGGTGCAGACTTGGAGGCGTATATTGATATTGGCAACCCAACGGCTGGTAATAGTGATATAGATATATACCTTACGTATACGCTTATTGAGTTATGAGCATAGTTCGCAAGTCAGACAGGGTAATTCAAGTCACGGTAACGGGGGGCAATGGCACGCCCGTCACTATTTTAACACTTGGCGAACTTGAAATCTTAGTTTATCAATTTCCAAAACGCATCATTCAAAGATGGCAGTTAACAGATGGTGAAATAACAGTTGTCAATAATGCTGCTGGTATTGTTAGCGTGAATTTTGACCGAGTCAACACGCAAGCGATGAACTTCAAAAACGACCCTTGCTTATTGGAGGTGGTGGCATCATTTTTCGATGTTAATTTTGAAGGCGGTATTAGGCGCGATGTGGCTACAGGAATAGAGTTGTCAATAGTTGAGGATAGCCCAACAGCTTATGAACAATGATAACGGCAACCGCAATACTTACGGAAACAATAGTAGTTTCAGCATCTTTAGGCGGTAGCGTATGCCAGCCAGCGACATATACGCTAGTTGATGAAGATGCCAATGTATTAGATACGGGCTCGATTATTTCGGGCGGTTCTGAAACCATCATAGCACCCGATGGAACTGTTTTGCGCGATGGATTACCTTATGGCTCAGTATTAAGCGGTGGTACAATAGATGTGCCGAGCGAAACTTGCGCAGATGCAACCATAGATATTAACGGTGTGCCATTCGATACCGTACCTAGCGGAGGAACTTTGGATATTCCAGTTGTCAATTTGGGGCTGAATCCTGTAGGTTCACAAATTGGAACGGATTGGGTAATTTCCAACAACGCCACGTATATAAATAGCGTTCAAGTTACCGACCAAGTTGCTGAACAAGATGCCTTTATTGCTGTTGAATTAGACGGCAATCCTTCGGGAACGTGGAATGCTGGAACTCAAACTTGGGAGGTTACAAGCGACCCGTGTTTAGATGCAACCGTTGAAAACTCGGACGTTACCTTTAGCCAAGATATTGTTTCGGGCGCAACATACGTTTTAGACGATTACGAGTTTGAGTTTCAAGATGCCAACGGTACGGTAATCGCAACGGAAATAAGACCAGCGATGATTCCCGAAACATTTAACTTCGCAACGGGATTGAACTTCCAATACAACCTAAACATTAACGGTGTTTTTTCGCAAGTGGTATATGTTTCTGCTGGCGATGATATCAATATAAATATAAACTAATGGCAGACTTAAACGTAAATGTTAACACGGATATAGACAAGATTGATGCGGCCGCTGCCGATGGGATGCTTGGCGTTGTTGATTCGGTTGCATATTTAGCGGCAGTAGTTAACCGACACGCTCACAATTACGAGCGATGGTTTGGCAAGAAAACAATACCCAATGCAGAAATAAGCGTGGCTACTCAAATGGATACTTATACCAACGTAGCACCAGTTGCATCATTTCTATTGACAAGCGGAAACGATAATTTCGGAGCGTGGACACAACTACTTGGAAGTTCAGATACTCCAGTGATTGCGCCCAACGCAAAATACAACCTTTCGGAAATTGCATTCTCAGGAAACAATAAAGCGCACACCTACTTTATTCAAGTGGGATTTGGGGCAAGTGGAGCGGCTGCATTGGCTGCAAATACTTACACTACAGTAGCACCATCATTTGACGCGGTTAACAATAGCATTAACATCGCTATAGTGAGCGAAAGACAAACGGCTGGCACAAAGATGTGGGCGAGGATATTATGCCCAACGCATAACGCGGCGACGGTTAATCTTTACTTTGGATTGCACGAATACATAGGATAAGATGGCAAATGTTAAGGTAATAGTTAAAGCGATTGCGTGTGCAGATGGCAGCGTTAGCCAAAATGGAAGCCCATTATTTGACGTGGCCAGCGGTGGAACATTTGACTTAATAACCAAACTTGATGGAACGGCAAACAATGGCACATGGGATGGAGTAGACACTTTAGACTTCACCTCCGCAGCCTGTTCACCCGTCACCTTCCAAATAAACGGGGTTACGAAAGAAACGCCCGCAAGTGGATCCACGTTTAACCTTATCACAAAACTTGACGGGTCTGTTAATTCGGGAACGTATGATGCGCCTACGGATACGCTAAGTTTTACAAGTGCAGCCTGTAGCCCAGTAGCCCTACAAATTAACGGAACGCCACAGGAATCAATCGCAGCGGGCGCAACGTTTAACCTTATCGCTACATTGGATGGAGTTGCTGGAGGTACTTACAATGCAGCTACAGACACGCTTGCGTTTACTTCAAATAGTGGGTGGGTACGTCCTTCTTTTTGGCCAGCATTGCCAACTTTGACAGCGGCAAGCGAAGCGGGCTATATCCTTTTGCCTGTTTATGAGAATAGAATTAATAGATTTTCACTTCAAATAAACAACAGCACAGTAGACTGGGGCGATGGCACAACAAGCGCACCAAGTGGCGGAGTAAGGACAAAAACATACGACTACGCAACAATTTCAGCCACCGTATATGTAGATGCTTTGACTGGCGAAAACTATAAATTTGTGATAATTGGAATAACTCGAACGGGTTCACCAATAACTTTTGTTTATTTGGCCATAGCAGCGGCTACAGTCCCGACAAGAAACTACAACTATGGTGTAGATTGGAATTTTAGTTTCCCAAATTGCACAGATTTCTTTTTAAGCAGCACACCTAGTAATGGAAGTATGGTGTCGGTTAAGCAATTTAAGCTGTGGTCGAGCGGCTCGGCTATTATGGTTGCGCAATATATGAGAGGAATTGAATCATTACAATTACCATCATTTCCTTCAATGTCTTTAGCTTTTGCATTTAGGGATCTTGGCAGTGTTCGCATTGGAAATATAAACTTTGGATTGGCTACAAGTTTACAACAAGCATTTGTCAACGCTAACATAATATCATTCGGAAATATAACAGCTAATTCGATTACATCCGCAAATGAAATGTTTTCTGGTAATTACCAACTCCAAAGCGTTGGAACGATTACCATGACATCAGTTACTAATTTAGGCTATGTTTTTTTAAACAATTATGTTATCAAATCAATAGGTTTAATTACTGCTAATTCTTGCACTATTTTAGAAGGATTTGCATTTAATTGTAATGCTTTAATTGCAATAAGATTTGCAAACTGCGCAAATGTGACCAATACGTCACAGATGATTCAAAACTGCTACTCTTTGCAAGTATTGGATATGCCAAACCTCACACGAGGCGTAAATTTCACCAACAGTTCAATGGGTAATTATGGCATGAATATCTTTGCAAATGGCATAGGAACTGCAAGCGGTGCGCAAACAATCACAATCACTAGCACACCATTTGGGGCATTGGTTACGGCATCAGATGCAACGGCCTTAGCAATTCGGGCGGTAATGACAGGAAAGGGTTACACAATAGCTAACTAACCATGTGGTATAACGAGGAACAACAAGCGAGGGGGTACACAATCACATTCCCTGACGGCACAGAAATAACCTCCGCAGACGCGGGGCAGTCACCTGTTAACGGGTGGGAATTTAACAGCGATCCGCCTGCGTGGTGGGATGCTTTATATCCTGATACAAATGAAATTTAGCAGTCACTACATTCGTTTCACACTTGCATTTATCGTGTACGTTAGCGCGATGGGTTACGTATTCGCAGCTTCATTCTTAACCATACCAACGGAGAACCAAAGAACAATCGACACGGCTATTGGCTTTGCGTTTGGAATCGTGACATCTGTTGCATCATATTACTTCGGCAGCTCACAGGGTTCAGCCGATAAAGACAAACGAAACAATGGAACACTTTAAGGCAATGGAAGGAGAGGGGATAGGCGCAATAATTACGGCAATCGGAGGACTTGCGGGCGGTGCGTGGGGCGGCATTCGCTTGGGCAAGAACCAGCAACTTGAGGAAGTCAAAGGGCTGATTACTCAATATAAAGAAGCTAACGAGTTCACAAAGGGCGAGATGGCCGATATAAAGGAAAGTCTAAGCGAAACAAGGCAGCTGCACCGCGAATGCGAGGAAGGTCGTAAGGGATTGGAGGTAAAAGTAGACGGGTTGCAAAACGAAATGAAACGGATGCAAGCGACAATTCTTCAATATATAAAACCTGACTAATGGCAAAGATTACCGTAGGTGGTCAATTTAAGCCACGTAGCAGACACAAACTCCGAAGGCACAGAAAGTACCGAGGCAAAGGATTCAAATCGTACAGAGGACAAGGGCGTTAATGGCAAGGCCAAAGAACTTAATAGGTGTTACGGTCAATGAAGCTTTAATCCGATTTCCAGACCTACCTTCGACAACTTTAGCTAAGAAATTATTTAGCGACTTTCCAGAGTTGTTTATGTCAATCGATAATGCACGCTCGGTAATTCGATATTATCGGGGGCAAATTGGTTCAAAAAATAGAAAACAAACACACATGTCAGAAAAACCACAAGCCGCAAGTTTTGCAAATGCGATGGGAATACCGAATCCGTTTTTTCTTCCTGATACAGATGAGACTGAGTGGTTGCCCTATGACATCCCGGCATCGGTTACCCGGTTACTAATCCTTTCAGATGTTCACATACCATACCACAACATTGAAGCCGTTACGTTAGCCCTACAATACGGTAAGGAAAGAAATATCAATGGCATTATGCTAAATGGGGATATTCTTGATTTCTACGGTTTGAGTTCATTTGAAAAGGATCCACGAAAAAGGCGGTTCTCAGCAGAACTTGAAATGGGTCGAGAGTTCTTAAGAATACTTAGGAAAGAATTTGATGGTGTGCCTATATACTACAAACTTGGCAACCACGAAGAAAGATATGAAAGATACTTGCGCATAAAAGCACCCGAACTTCTTGACGTTTCCGAATTTAGGATGGACGTTCTTTTGAAATTTGGGGAACTTGGAGTAGAACTTATTGACGACATGAGAATAGTTCACTTCGGAAGATTAAATATTATGCACGGTCACGAATTTGGGCGTTCGGTATTTAGCCCGGTTAACCCGGCACGTGGTCTTTTTATGAGAGCAAAAGAAAATTGTATTATAGGTCATCACCATCAGACAAGTAGCCATGCAGAACCTTCCTTAAATGGAGATGTTGTGAATACATGGTCTCAGGGATGCCTTTCCGAACTTCATCCGGGCTATATGCCCATAAATAAATGGAATTTAGGTTTTTCCTACGTGGAGAAAGAATCTGACGGTCAGTTTACGGTACATAACCACACCATCATCAAGGGTAAAGTTCGGTAAGTATGACAAAGGAAGAAGCTACACTTTTCGCAAGAGATATGTATCAGGTATTTAATACTATGGAAAGAAACTCTTGGCGTGAGCACGCACGAAATGAAGCGCGGAAAGTAGGAGAAGATGAGGCATGGGTATATGCAGCAACTACTTGGTTAGAACAAATGTTCACTATCTATAGAAGATGAGCCTACGTTATGAGCAAGAAGCATCTTTGTTGATGACGCGTGAGTTTCTGCTGGATTTACTTAGACCAAACACGCGGCCAAAAACCGTTAAGCAACTAAAGGAGCGGGCGCAAAGGTGTCTAAGACATTACCCACCGCTGGATGTGGATGGCAATCCTATATTCTCAAGTGATGAATATTCAAACGTCCGCTAATTTCGGATGGTTAATCATACCTTAACGGGTATATCATTTTCGAATGTAGCGTATTTCATGCGTTTTTTGACGTTATCGGGTATAAATAGTCAGAGTATAAACTTACTTTTTTGGTTATAAAGTCAACTTATAAGCTGACTATTTACTATTTTTGCAGCAACAGTACCCGAACGCTTACCATTCAGACCAGCGTACCAGTCCGGGTCATTTTAGCCAGTCGTAAGGTTTGTGGTTATCCTTACGGCTGGTTTCTTTTATCTTTGCGCCAATCAAACTTAGCATGCCTCTGATTTAAGCACACTTTGCCGAGTCTTTTCGACCCGTTGCTTTGGATTGTGATTCACACAGTCGGCAACGGGTTTCTTTTTATTTATTTTACATCGGTTTGTTGTAGTAACGAAATTAAGCTTATATTTGTCGAACATTAAAAACCAAACCAAATGACATTTTCACTCCAACAACTCGAATACGCTATTGAAGTAGCCAATTTTAAAAAAAATGACGATTGGCAAATAATCGTTTCAGGCTCGGACATTCTGCACGCCAAATGTTCAGCTATCATTAAAGTAAGCAGCGTTCAGCTTGGTACATTAGCGCGTGCAATGCAAGTCAACTGCAATGAAAACGATGGTTGCTACTCACTAACTTTTCAGCACAACAACAACACCGTAAAATTTCAAACCATAATACTATGAAGACAAGCGAAACAATAACAGCAATTGCCGGGGCATTACACAAATTTCACGGCCTAATGGGTAAGGTGGGCAAGGATGCCGTTAACCCACACTTTAAGAACAAGTACGCTTCTTTGAGTAACATCATAGAAGCTACTACACCGCATCTAAACGCGGTCGGCCTATCGATTATCCAGTTGCCTTGCGAAAGTGGATTGGAGACTATGCTACTACACACATCGGGCGAATACATTAGCAGCGTGTCGCTCACTCCGTGCAAGGATGCCAGCAATCCGCAAGCGTTGGGGTCGGCCTTAACGTACGCCAAACGTTACGCATACGCTGGTGCTTTGAACTTGAATATTGATGAGGACGATGACGCGCAAAGGGCAACGGTAGCACCAACTGCACAACCAAAAGCAAAAGCCGAATTAACGCCACAGCACCCAAAGTGGGAAGCCGCAAAGAAAGCCGTAAGCGAAGGAACGACAACGGTAGCCGATATTGAAAAAGCCTATACACTAACCACAGCAAACGCTGAATTACTTACATCAAAATGAGCAAATCACTTTACCACATCGAACAGGAATACCTTGACCTTGCAAACCAATTGGAGCAAGGAGAATTAACAGCGGAATTAGAAACCGCATTAGCGATTAACCAATCGGAACTTCAAGGTAAGGCCATAGCTTACGCATTTGTTGTAATAGATAAGCTTGGCAACGTAGATGCAATTGATGTGCAGCTTGCGCGTCTAACAGCCTTAAAAAAATCGGAGTTAGCCATAGCCGAAAAGCTAAAGGAAAAGATTAGCAATGCCATGCAATTCTACGGGATAACCGAAGTCAAAAGTGAATTGGTTAAACTATCCTTTCGAAAGTCAAAACAGACCGTTGGCAGTAGCGAAGATCTGGACAAAGAGTTCCTGACCGTTAAGCCCGAAAGTTACAGCCCTAATTTGACCGCAATCAAAGCGGCTATTGAGGAAGGTCGCGAAGTTAAAGGGTATCAAGTGTTGGAGAAACTTAGTTTGCAAATCAAATGAGTTACTCCACAGAAACCGTAGGCCGTCCATTTCCTCGTCAATGGATTATTGGCAAGAAATTAGTAGACGAGCAATTTGAAACGAAAAAAATAGTAAATTCGCAAAAACAAAACAAACCATGCAAGTAGAAGGTAAAGTGGCTCACATTGGGCAAACAGAAACAGTAGGGGCAAACGGATTTACCAAGCGGCTATTAGTGGTCGACACGGGCGCGCAATACGATAATTTGACTCCAATCGAATTTAAGAAGGACAAAGTTGTTTTATTGGACAACTTAAATATTGGGCAAGCCGTCAAAGTATCAATAAATTTAGGCGGTCGAGAATATAGCGGCAAGTATTACCCAAGCATTACTGGTTGGAAAATCGAAGCTACTCCGATGGCCGCAAGTAACCAAATGGCTAATCCAGTACCCGTAGCGGCTGCATTAGTTGAGGATATTGAAGAAGATTTACCTTTCTGATGCCGATACTATCAAAGACAAGCCGCGAAAGGCTAAAGGGAATTAAGCCAGTTCTAATCGAGATAATCGAAGCGGCCATACTTACAAGCCCAATTGATTTTGGGATTCCTCCCGATGGGGGATTTCGGACTGCCTACCGTCAAAACCAACTGTATGCCAAAGGGCGAACGGAAGCTGGGCAAATCATCACATGGGTGGACGGTATGAAGAAACGGTCACGCCATCAAGATGGAGATGCCTTTGACATTTACGCTTTTGTAGACGGAAAGGCTTCTTGGGATGCCAAGCATTACGAACCGATTGCACGACATTTGCAGACGGTTGCCTTGGATTTTGGGGTAGTATTAGAGTGGGGCGGTGATTGGGTTAAATTAGACCGACCACATTTTCAGATTAAGAAATGAACCCGGAACGCTACTTTACACTCGCCCTAATTATTGCGGTTGCCATCCTCAGTTGGATTGCATTTGGTAACCCATCAAATGACGTACCAGCAATAGACCCGGAAACATATCGAATTGAAGAACGGCAACGGATAAGAGATTTGGAAGTAATACCAGCACAGATGGCGTTGGATAGCGTGGTGAAACTATTGGAGTTAAAGCCGACCATTCGCTACGTTAGGGCGAAGAAACAAAAGGAATTACGAGCGGAATTAAGTGACAGTTTACAGGCGGTACTACTACTTAACAGATTGAAATGAAAACCATTCTCCTCCTATTCCTACCCTTCGCATCCATTGCCCAAGTTCACTTAAACGCCACACAGGTGCGCTTGGTTAATACGCTACTCGATGAACGGGAGCAACTACTCGAAGCCAGCGCAGAGGTTCAAGAATGGCAAGCGGTCTACTACGAATGCGACCGACTTAGTGCCATACAAGATAGCAGCATAGTGGAATTGAAACTACTCGCAGACCTACACGTTAAACGGTCAGCAGCCTTTGAGCAGCTTAACGCAAAGGAACGGGTCAAATCACAAAGAAGGGCGCGGACTGCGTGGATATTGGGCGCGGTTGTGGTAATTGAAACGGTTATTATTACCGTAGTAGCCGCAACCTTTCGTTAACCTTATTTAGAATCGTTCTAAATTACTTTTGGCGTTGCTGTAACTAATTTAATTCTATATTTGCAGAACCTAAAGCAATGGTGCTGATGGTTAGCCAATAAGAAATGAAAACTGCAACAATCAAACAAGCTACAAGTAACCACAGAAATCTACGAGTTGAAAAAGTAGGTTATGGTACTTACAAAATTTCATGTGATTACAGAGGTAAGCGCATTTCTACGGTAACGCATGACAGCCAAAGTGTAGACCTTTGGAACTCCGATTCAGATGAAAAATTACACGGTTTTAATTGCGTGGCACGCGGCTACAACTCGCTATTGCATCAGATAATCTCAGAGCATATTAACAATTATTAACCACAAAAACAACTACATTATGAACGCAGAACAAATCAAATCAATTAAAATGGGATCTATTTTAACATGGATTCCAACAGGTGAACAATTTAGAGTTACGGGATTCAATTATGGAAAAATTAAAGACGGTACAGAAACTAAGGTAACTGGCATGGAGTGTGATTCCGATGGACGATATACAAGCGAATCAATGTCAAGTGTGTACAGCTTAATTAATGTCAAAATCTAATTAACCCAACCAGCATCCAATCGGGGGCGAGCAATCAAACCCAAACGGATGCACAAAAACACAAGACCATGAACACAATAACCTATTACAACATCCACGTTCTTACAATGTGCGATCCACAAACCTTTTCATCCGAAGCGGAAGCAAGGGAGGCAATTAAAACACAATACAAAAACCGTTGCAAAAATGACGGACAGGATGAGTATTGGAGAAATAGCAATCCCGTAGTGATACAAGTAACTAAACATAATTTAGGATAACCAACCACTAAAAACCACAACACAATGGAAACCAAAATGAAAGATTGCCCTGATTGCGAAGGTGAAGGAAAACTTTACGAAGATACAAGCCGACAATGCACTACGCCAAGAAGTGAATGCTGCGGAGGGTGCGGGTATTACTATGACTGTCAATCTTGCAACGGCACGGGCGAGATAGAAGATGAAGATGACATATTTAGCGTTGGTGACAAGTTCAAGTACTTAGGAATGGACGCAATAGTGACCAATGTAGAGGTAAGCATCTACAGCGGCATTACCTACACAATCCTTGTGGAATGCAGCGGTGTTGAATTAAAAGTAAATGCATTAAGTGAAACCCTTAAAAACCGCTAATTATGACATTCGAAAAAACAGTAGAAGTATTTGGTATCACTTTACAGGTGCAAGGCAATTACGAAAGTGAAGCTGCTACACGCGATATACCATCCTATTTTGAATGCGAAATTTATAGCGTACATTCGGAGCACGGCCAAGATATAACCGACATAGTTTCCGATAGGGCTATGTCAATAATCGAGAACAGGTTAGCGGAAATACTGCCATGAAAACACTATTCATAGCCTACTATTGCGCTTGCCTACTTTGCCCTATTGCAGCCTATGAGCCGCACGTTTGCAAGGAAATACACACCGACCCGGTACACGTTAAATTGTTTACGGTTAGGCAGCAAAGAATGTTTTATCAATCAATTTACATAAAATGAGCAAACCTTTTAGAGTACTAAATTTATACGCTTGCTTAGGCGGTAACCGTTACAAGTGGACTGATTGCGATGTAACAGCGGTCGAATTAGACCCGGAAGCAGCGCAACTATATCAAGAGCGTTTTCCAAACGACACAGTAATTGTAGCAGATGCTCATCAATACCTTTTAGACCACTACAAGGATTTTGATTTTATATGGTCAAGCCCACCATATCCGAGCCATAGTAGAATTAAATTTTCTCAAAAAAACAGAGAAAACACAACTCCTTATTATTCTGAAATGAGTCTTTATCAAGAAATAATTTTCTTAGACAATTTCTTTGAAGGCAAATATTGTATTGAAAATGTTATACCATACTATGAGCCTTTAATACCAGCTCAAAAAAGAGGGCGGCATTTGTACTGGACTAATTTTACGTTGCCTACTATATTAAGTAAAAGAGATAATGTAAGCGGTTTAATAAGCAAAGATGATTATCAAGCTATTAAAAAATTATGTGAATTTCACGACTACGATTTTTTTAAGTATAAAGGCGAACAACGGAGGTCAAAGATGGCGAGAAACCTTGTTGATTATGAAGCTGGGCTATCGATATTCAACACCGCCAGGAACATAATTACCAAAAGTGAATCCAATCAAATAACTATACCATTGTGAGATGAAAATACTAAACTGTTACGCTGGCATTGGGGGCAACCGTAAGCTTTGGGGCGATAAACACGAAATTACTGCGATAGAGTATTCGCCCGAAATTGCAAAAGTCTATGCCGATTTATACCCAAACGACACGGTAATAGTTGCCGATGCGCACCAGTACCTTTTGGAAAATTATGAGAACTTTGATTTTATTTGGTGTTCTCCGCCTTGCCCTACTCACTCAATTACTAATCACTTTTTGAATGCGCAAGGAATAAAGCGTTATCCCGATATGGCGTTGTATCAAGAAATAATTTTGCTGCAAACATTTTTCAAAGGCAAGTACATAATTGAGAATGTAAAAAGCTATTATGAACCATTGATTAAACCGCAAGTAAGTGGGCGGCACTACTTTTGGTCAAACTTCAAAATACCTCTTTTGCATTTTGAAAAGCAAATAGGCAGGATGAACGGAAAAAAATCAGACCTAAGCGGTAAAAATCAAAACGAGCTGCGTTCAAATAACCATAAAAAGTTAGGTTTTGACCTTGCAAAATACGAAAACATTGACAAACAAAAGGTGCTAAATAATTGTGTTGCTCCTGAAATTGGTTTGGCAATACTTGAAAGCGCATTAAAAATCTACAATCACAATAAAGAAGTAACCATAGGACTATTTCAACCATGACCCAACCCGAACGACTACAAGCGCACCTCGACACATTGCAACCCATCTAAACACTAAAGAGCCTCCAACTGGGGGCTTTTTTGTTTGTAGAATAAAAATAATGTTTATATTTGCACCCGTTCGGAGTTAGACGCCCGAGTATAAAACGATATGATTCACACATTAAACATCTTGCAAGGGTAAAAACATTAGGGGCGGCCATGTCGCGCCTTTAATTACTGTGCGTCTACACAGCCCTTGCATTTTTGTTATACCATGAGTAAGATAAGTCTTTACAAAAAGATACCCGCAAAAGGGCAGCCCCATATTTGCGATGAAATAATAACTTTTTTTGATTTTCTAAACGATATAAAGTATGGAAAATGGAAAGACCAAGTTTTGTCTATTCGAGGTATTGAGGACAAAAAGGCCCGAGATAAAAAAAAGATTTACCTTCCATCTGTAACGGTAGGCGGTGTTTTTAAAGAACGAAAGGGAGAATTACTTATTGAGCATAGCGGTTTTATAGCAATTGATATAGATAAGTATATTGACAAAACCGAGTTAATAAACGACCCATATACCTACGCTCTTTTCTTTTCGGCAAGCGGTCGCGGTTTGGTATCTGTTGTAAAAGTTAACCCTGATAAACATTCAGATAGTTACCGTTGGCTTTCAAATTACTACTTTACTACTTACGGTATTGCGGTAGACGAAGCACCTAAGAACGTTGCATCCTTACGTTTTGTTTCATACGACCCCGAAATATATATAAATGACCGTGCAAAAAAGTCAGGTGTAAAATCGGAGGTAAAGACCAAACCGCAAAGTTTGCCTACTGTTTTGCCGTCCTCCGTTGCTGGTGAAATGTGTCAGGAATGTGCATCTCAAGGCCACGACATAGCACCTGATTACGAAAGTTATTTAAGACTTGGCCTATCTCTTGCGGCTGGTTTTGGTGAAGATGGCCGTTCAATGTTTCATGTTCTTTGTTCAACATCTCCAAAATATGATTCAAGTCAGGCAGACCGAAAATATACGGAATGCCTAAAAACTGCGCCACGTTCAAAAATCACAGTTGGAACGTTCTACTATATGCTTAAACAAGTAGGCATACACGCACCGCAAATTAATAACAGGGCGGTGCAAGTTGCCGCAATGGGTAAGCGTTCAGGTAGGCAAGTAGACGGAGTCGTTCAGCAACTTGTAGAAATGGAAGGGGTTAACAGAGAACAAGCCGAAGCAGTAGTTAAAGAGGTTTATAGCCGTGATGACATTGACCTTCGCAAAGTTTCAAATGATCCCGAAAACTTAATTGAAGGGGTTATGGAATGGATACGTCAAAACCATCCAATCCGTAAGAATGCCATCACTCAAAAGCTAGAAGAAAACGGGCAAGAGGTAAGCAGAGAACGGTTAAACAGCATCTATTTACGTGCGCGGCTAATGTTTAACACAAAGGATGTAAACTTTGATTTAATTGAACGGGTTATTTTTTCAGATTTTACGCATGAGTTTAACCCAATAAACGAATATATTGACCATAATAGATACCGAAACGGAAAAGGCCACATTGAAGCATTATGCAAAACCATTGTAACTGACAGCCCAAACTCCGACATATTTATTCGAAAGTGGTGTTTAGGATGGATTGCTGCAATTAACGGACACCCGGTTAGATCCGTACTAACTTTAGTTGGTGGGCAAAATACTGGAAAGACCGAATGGTTTAGAAGATTGCCACCTTCAAAGCTTCGTAAGTATTACGCAGAAAGTAAGCTAGATGCTGGTAAAGACGATGATATTTTAATGTGTCAAAAGCTGTGGGTTATGGATGACGAAATGGGTGGCAAGTCTAAACAGGATGAGAAACGTTTTAAAGAATTAACAAGCAAAAGCACGTTTTCACTTCGCGCACCGTACGGAAGACATAATGAGGACTACAAACGTCTTGCGATATTATGCGGAACATCAAATGAAGAGGATATAATTAATGACCCAACGGGAAACACGCGAATTTTACCCGTTCGTATTCTTTCTATAAATCATGAAGCTTACAATTCAATCGACAAAGACGAGTTATTTATGGAATGCGTTCGAGCGTTTGAAAGTGGCGAAGAATGGCAATTAAATCGCGAAGAACTTGCTATGCTAGATGCTATGGGTACGGACTTTGAAACTACTCCGTTTGAAAGGGAATTGATACTTGCTCACTTTTCTTTACCACAAAATGGCGGATACAATTCTACATGGATGACTTCAACTGATATAAAAGATACAATTGAAACACGAACCAAGCAGAAGATTTTTAGCGGTAAGCGGTTTGGTATTGAATTAAAACGTGTCTTTGGTATGCCAATAAGCAAAAGAATAAGTGGATTTCCTTGCAAAGTTTATCATGTAGTCAAAAATGAGTGGAACAACCCTACTACACCGCAAAGCCACGCTATCAGCGACATTGATGAAGTTCCTTTTTAAATGTAGTAGGGTAAAATCAAATTTATCAAACTCTCGTAGAATTTCAAATAAAATAATTTACAAAAATAAATTTATAAAACCATTACAATACAATGAATTTTACCCTACTACAACTACTACAAAGCTTTGAAAGCCAAGCCACCATTGGAAAAAAGTGTAGTAGGGTAGGTACTATTTAACCCTACTACATCGTACTACATACTACTACACATGATTAATTTAAGACCATATCAACACGAATCAATAAAGCAACTACGGGAAGGTTTTAAATCCAACCGTAGGCAAGTACTTTGCCTTCCAACGGGTGCTGGCAAGACGGTTGTATTTTCTGAAATGGCAAGACTTGCTGCTACAAAAGGAACGCAAACCCTTGTGTTAACAGATAGGCTAGAATTATTTGAGCAAACATTTAAAAGCCTTGCGCGTGTCGGGGTTACTTGTCAAAGATTAGAATCAAAAGGAAACCGATTCTTTGACATTCGCGCTGGAGTAAGCGTTGGAATGGTAGAAACTGTAAAGCGGAGGTTTTCAAAAGGAATTATGGAAGGGTACGACCCAAAACTTATAATAATTGACGAAGCGCATAAAGGAAATTTTACCGCAATACTGGAAGCGTTTCCCAATGCTATGGTAATTGGAGCAACGGCCACACCAGTAGGAAAACACTTTTACAAATACTATACTGACATTGTACAAAATATCGACATTCCAGAATTAGTAGAACAAGGATTTTTATCACCATGCAAGGCCTATCAAATGCAAGATGATTTAAGTGATTTGAAAACGGTAGGTGGCGAATACACGGATGAAAGTCTTTACGGTCATTTTAATTCACAAAAGCTATTTGATGGAGTAATTGAAGAATGGAAAAAACACGCAAAAGGGAAAAAGACCTTAGTATTCAATGTTAACATTTCACACGCTGTAAATATGACTAAAGCGTTTAATGATGCTGGAATAATGTCCGAATGCGTTACGAGCAACACACCAAGCGATGAAAGAACGCGTATACTTAGAGCGTATAAAGCTGGACTGTTTACCGTTCTTAACAATTGCGGTATACTTACAACGGGCTATGATGAACCTACGATTGAATGCGTAGTTATGAATAGGGCGACTAAAAGTCTACCGTTATGGCTTCAATGTTGCGGGCGAGGTTCAAGATTATGCCCTGAAATTGAAAAAGAAGAGTTTATCGTTTTGGACTTTGGAATGAATCACGACCAGCATGGTATGTGGTCTGAGCCGCGAAAGTGGCAAATTGCACCGCCAAAGAAAAAGAAGAAGATGGATGCTGCACCAGTAAAAGAATGCCCAAAGTGTAATGCTTTGGTATTTGCATCGGCACGAACTTGCCGATATTGTGAACACGTTTTTCCGTTTGAAAGTAAAGAACTAAGTCAAGGCAGTATGGTAGCAATTGGGGCGAGTATTCCTGTTCAACTTGAAGGGCGAAGGATTAGCAGTTTGGATTTAGACGAATTGATAATTTTAGAACACTCAAAAGCTTATAAGGCATCGTTTATATGGCGTGTCATTCGTAGCAAAGGCAAAGAAACCATAAGAGAATACGCGGCCAAAAAGAAACATTCGAGCGGATGGGCGTGGCGGCAAGAAAAGGACATAAATAATTCATCATTTAAAGACTACATATTAAAATGAAAACAGAATCATACATTCAATCGGAATGCGTTCGATGGTTATGGAATGAACGCCCGGAAACACGAGGCAAACTTTTTGAGGTAAATAATAATCCCTTAAACAAAATTGACGGGTCAAGGCGCAAAGCAATGGGTATGGTAGCTGGCGTTTCGGATTTAATCTTCCTCCGGGATAAGTTGCCGCCTTTGTGTATTGAAATGAAAGATGAAACAGGCAAGCAATCGAGCGCACAGAAAGACTGGCAAGCCATAGCCGAAAGCACAGGCGCGGAATACGTGGTTATCCGAAGCCTGACCGAGTTTCAGAATTTATTTTCAATTTTGTCACATTCGCGCTAACTACTAACTAATTAAGACCTAAATTCGCTGAATGAAACTTAAAGACATAACAGACCCAAAATATGGAAGCTACAAGGTTGGCGTACCGTTTCAACACGGCAACGGAAACGTGTACGAGATACACGGATACAACATTAATCACAAATGCCATAGCTTGCTGAATGTAGGCACTGGAAAATTTGAAGTAATGAATGATAACGAAATAACCAAATGACCCAAGAAAGCAAGACCCAGCTTGTCACAATTCTGCACAACCTTGAGATTGAAACTGGCGCAAATCTGCGCAAACTAATTCAAGAAGTGGAAGCCATTAAGGTAGAACCAATTTACTCACGAGAAGATGTCGATATGAAAATCTTTGACGCAGTAGAAAAAGTGACTGGAATTAACGCCATTCGTTTAATATCAAAAAACCGCATACGAAAATACTCCGACACTAGAGCAATGGTGGTATTCTTTTTGCGAGATTACGGTTTTACATTTATGGAAATTGGAATGATACTCAACAGGCACTATTCAACCGGGATACACTTGAATACCGTTCACAACGTAATGGTTAAGCAAGACAAAGAATACTTCGAAACATTTAATCAAATCGCTGCATTAATTAACAAAAAAAATACTATATTCGCCAAATGAAAAGAGGACGCAAAAAATACTCGTATGCTGCAAGCAAGCATGGACACCAACCAATTCAATTTGAGGGCAGTTTAAAGGACTTTGCACGTATGGTTGGAGCAACCGCACACGTGACTGCATTTAGGCTCTTCCCGTGTCAGGTTAACGGATGGGATTGCAGTAGAATCCAGTACGTTCAAAAGTGGGTTAAAACAGAAACCGATAACGATTAAACCATGCACCCAATAATTCTAATTATTCCAATTTCAGTAGCCGCAATTGCTTCGATTATTGCGGTAGTTCAACGGCTGGAAATTGATAGCCTTAAACGGAAACAACATGCCATTTTGAAGCAAAATGATGATTTGACTTTTTCCGCAAACGTGGCTAAATTTGGAAACAGCGAACTAAAAAAGTTACTTGAAGCTTCAGACTTAGGTATCAAATCATTGGAGTTCAAATGCAAAAAAAGCAGACAGGATTACAAAGATCTTATTGCTATGCCAAGACGTGAACGAGATGCGTTGATTAAAGAATTGAGGGCAAAAAATTAAGTATCTTTGTCAGATGCATCCGACACGAATATTCAAGACACCTGACGACCTGCTAAAAGCGTGGGAGGAGTATAAGGATTTTAAGGATTCGCAAGCAAGTAAATGGGCTAAGATTCAATATGTCGGCAAAGAAGGCATAAGAGTAGAAGATAATCCTCCAATGCCTTATGATATTGATGGTTTTTACGCATGGTATATGAATAAATACGGCAAAAACATACATCAATATTTTGACGGAACTTACGACTACGGAGAAGGTTTCTTGGGTATCGTTACGCACATAATAGCTGAACGAAACGATAATATTAAAACAGGAACGCTATTAGGCTTCTTTAACGCAAGCATGGGCAACAGAATAGCTGGACTTGCTGATAAGACCGAAAATACCAATACCCATAAACTAAACATCCTAAACATAGACCCGTTAGATGATTCAGCAGACAACGGCACTCCGAAAGATAGCGGGGTTAAAGAAAAGGATTAAGGTAGTCAGGGGTGGGCAAGGCGCTGGCAAAACAATTAGCATTCTGATTCTGCTGATTAACCATGCGGCAAGCAAGCCCGACAAAGAGATTCTAATCATTTCGGCTGAGTTAACCAAGATGCGCCTAACGGTCATTAAAGACTTTGTTAAGGTTATGAAGCTGGCTGGGTTATGGAATGAATCCCGTTTTATCGCTGGCACGTTATACCGTTTTCCGAATGGTTCGTTTATCAAGTTTATTGGGCTGGATAAACAGGACGTTGGTAAGGGATTACGCTCAGACATTGTCTATTTTAATGAGGTTAACAAATGCGACTCAGAAAGTTACAGGCAAGTTGCTACAAGGGCTGGCAAGGTAATTAGCGACTACAACCCGGATGCTAAATTCTTTATTGATACTGAGGTAATTGGCCGAGAAGATTGCGATTTTCTGCAACTAACATTTGAGGACAACGAACTGCTTGGAATAGATGAGCGCAACGAAATACTCAATTATTATAAGCTAGGGTACAATGAGGACGGAAGCGTTAAGAATAGCTATTGGGCTAACATTTGGCGTGTGTACGGATTGGGCGAAGTTGGGGCATTGCAAGGAGTGGTATTCAGCAACTGGAGCGAAATTGAAAGCGTTCCAACCGGGGCAAAGATGCTAGGCTTTGGGATGGACTTTGGGTATACAAACGACCCGACTACGTGCGTAATGGCATATGAGTACAACGGTCAAAGAATATACGATGAGGTTATCTACCAAACTGGACTGCTGAATGGCGACATTGCGGCATTACTTAAATCAAACGGGATAACTAAACAGGACAAGGGCTATGCCGATTGCGCAGACCCAAAGAGCATTGATGAAATTAACCGATATGGATTTAATCTAAAGCCAGTAACCAAAGGCGCAGATAGCATTGCATTTGGAATTAGCATTATTCAAGGAAATCCGTTTCAAGTAACCAAAAGAAGCACAAATATCAAAAAGGAATTGAATGCTTATTGCTGGGATAGCGATAAGGACGGCAATACAATCAATAAACCAATTGATGCGCACAACCACGCCATTGATGCGATGAGATACGTTGAGATGATGCTGACAATCAAGCCATCATTTAAGCCATTTAGAGCCATCCAATTTTGAAAACAGCCATAACGATAAACGGAATCCCGGTTAACATTCCTGCTGAGTGGTCGGACATAACACTAAAGCAAGCCATCCAATTACATTCCGCTAAAACAGATGCCGAAATACTTGCAGCCGTTAGTGGGCTAGACTTGTCCGTGTGCGAAAACATTAGACCGATGCAACTTGCTGCGATAGTGTGGCCTATTAACGCACTAGGTGAGATGCCCAGCTTAGATGAGTGGACATTATCACTTCCAAAACCTAAATCATTGGGGAGCATGGAATTTGCGCGAAAGGTAAACGTAGAAGGGCTGGCAAGATTAAAGCTAATTGATACGGAACTAATTGGCCGAACGGTTGCCATTTATTGCGCAAATGATATAGACGACAATGACATTGAAGATTGCTATTTACGCTTACTAAATGAGCCGTTCGTTGCGGTAGCTGCTGCTGGTCAATACATATCTAGCCAACTTGTTGAGATGTCAAAAGCTGAGGCTGCAATTAAGCCTGCTGAATATGAATCAGAAGAATGGCAAGCTGGCATTTCTGACTTTAAAAAATATGGTACCTTTGGACTCGTAAGGGGCATATCTTTACGCCACCATTGTAGTGATGAAGATGTATACCGTTGGAGTTACAACAAGGTGCTGTTGGAGTTGCAATATGCAGCAGATGAAAACGCTTACCAAAGGAAGTTGAATAAGATACTGAGTAAAAAGAAAACGAAATGAGCAGTATTGTCAGCATAATTGAATCGGTGGTTTTGGACTTAACGCCAAAGCCCGATTTCATTCACGGGTTTAAATCGTGGGCAAATTTGAAGGCCGATGAAAAAAGGTTTCCATGTGTTATACTTGTTGAACCGATTACCAGCGATGACAACTTTAGGCAGGGGGGATTAGTAGATAGCACCTACCCATTATTCATGCTATTTCTCGACCGTACAGAATTAGCCTACACACCTGAGCAGCATCGTGTTACAATAGATGCAATGCGTGATTTACGTAGGCAGTTTGTCCTTAAACTAAAGGCAACCAAAAACGTGTACGGTGAGCATATCTTTAAAGCAATAGACAACGTGAAAACGACCGACACGTTTAACGAATTGGACGCCAACGCATCGGGAGTATTTATGACATTCACCGCAACACCACTAAATTCTGATTCAGTATGCGTGTAACACATTCAAAACAAGGGGGCAAATCACACAGCAAAAAGAAGCTAAAGGATTTCGAAGCCGCAAAAGTTAAGGCCGTAAGCATGGTTATGCGTAACGTAGCGGAGGAAGCGCGTAAAATCGAGATGGAGGCCGTAAAGCAAATACTTGAGGGGCATTTAGGCCGTCCGCTAATCCAAAGCGATGTGCAGAAAATAGGGCGAATTGCAATGCAAAACGGTTATGTGCTAACCTACGGAAACAAACCACTAGGCGAAGTTGAACGGCATACCCATACCGACCCGAAAGCGGAACAGAATTACAAGATTACATTTACGCCATACGAAGATGAGCATACAGAAGCCACTACTTGAGCAATTAGGCAAGACCTTAGTTGAGCAATTTCGGGCTAATGTAGCACCGATGCGTGCAAGTGGCCGAACGATGGACTCGATTCATTACGTGGCTACGGATAACCTTTTGCAAGTTTTAGCATTGCAGCAAATCGGAACGGCCGAGTATGGGAGGAAACCAACAAGGCAAGGTGCAGAAAAAGGCGACCCGACACTATTTGAGGCGATTAAAGAGTGGGCGGTCATTCGTGGAATCGTTACCAATTTGGACGACAAAGCACAGCTGGGAATTGTTTACGCTATTACTAAGCACATTCACAAGAACGGATGGAAAACCAAGCTAAATAAACCGCTTACATCGGTAACGGATAACTTAGACATTGATGCGTTAATTAAGCCTTTGGTGGTTTATCAAATGACTGAGTTCAAGAGTGGTATAATCAAAGAATTACAATGAGTTTCCTAATTACAAGAAAGCCTGAGAAGCTATTTGCATCATCGGTAAAGTTCTCAAGATGGACAGCCCTTGCAAATCCATATCTTTTTGAATTAACTCGAACCGATTATGGGGTTAACAGCACAGGAATACGGCCAGCATACCATCCGACAAAACCGACCGTAAGAACTACAGGCGACCCGGTAACTGTGCCTATATTTGTTTTAGCTGGGGACAGAATTTACGTTAACAGCGGTGTTTACAATGGAATTTATACTGTTTTTAGCGTAACGAATGAATACATTGTACTTGATACTCCTTACATTGGAGTAGGTGGGACTGGATGGGTTAACCTAGTAGATAGGCTTCAAAACTTCAAAGCGTATATTAAAATATACGATGGCGTTACCAATGTGCTTATTGATGAACTGCGACTTTCGCCTAATAGTACCGGGCTACTAATTACGGATGTATCGGGCATATTGCGTAAACAGTTGAACACTACGGCCGACCCAACGCAGACGACAATCAACAAAGCGAATAAAGGTATTTCGGGGTCGTTTAGAATTGGATATGGAGCATCTTGGCTATACGTAAGTGAAGAAATTACCACGCCAGTTACTTCGCCTGAGGTAATTGTTAAAGAAAAATACTACTGGCTTTCTGCTGCGAAACAGATAGATGGCGACATTGCTAGCGGCATGAGTGGAATCGGTCAAAACCTAAAGGAATTTGTGCCTAAAAATTTAGCAAGTTCTGAGGCTAAGTTTCTAACCATGTTTGAGCGGCCAACATACTTTGATGGGTTTCCGTTTTTCCTGTCATTTATTTATGATGAAGATTTTGACGGTATTACGCTCGAACGCCACCAACAGGATGCCGACATAAACGGTGTTGACGTAGGTGCAGAAACAGATACCACGTTAATCGTTAGCCAAAAGCATTATGTGAACAATATGATACTTCGCGCACCGAATGCTGGCACAAAGATTATAAAGGCTTGGCTTGAAGATGGCCCGGCAGAAACAGATGGCTACATCGGAGTAGGTGGTATTCCAATTGGTGGGGCGTCTAAATACTAAAAAAAATGATAGTCACAGAAGTCAAAGAAATAGATTACTTAGATTGCATACCTGAGAACCCATTGCAGTTGATGTGGTTAAATACATTAGGCGGCATGGACACTTGGGTATTTTCGAGACACCAAGAGTTTAGCGCAAGCGTTTCGGACGTTGACCAATTTGAGCCTGTGGTAAATTATCTGCAAATTACCAACTCAAACCAAAAGGTATTGAACAAGGAATTGCTTGTTGTTGTAAATTTAGGATATGAGCAACTAACTACACAGCAAGTTATTGGAATTAGTGGCGTTTTTTCTTCGGCATTGGTCTATGCAGGAATCGGGCAATATTTTGTGCAAGTGGTGGTGAAAGCTGGCACTTACAAAATTTTTGACACGGGCGAAAGCAAGCATAAATTAGAATTTGACATTATTCTTCCTAAGCAATATACTTCAAGCCTGTGAGCAATTTAATCATAAAGATTGGCGACAGACCGCTAGACCTGAGTAGTGGCGAAACTATTGCGCTGACTAGACAAGCGGCAAAGGTGGGCGACTTTGTTTCCGTTATGGCTGATGGCACTAATGAGGTTACCATACCTTTGACCGCCAACAATAAAGCGGTGTTGGATAATGCCCACATATTCGGGACGGATAGCCTAATACCCTATCGGAGGACTGATGCGACTATGATTCAAGAGGGTTACGAAACAATCACAAATGGCTTTTCAATCGTTAAGAGTTCGGCTGACAATTTTAGCTTGCAGATTGTGGGAGGTAACGGAGGCTTTTTTGACCTTATACGGAATCTAAATTTAAGGCAATTAGATTTAGTGGAGTATAGTCACTTTTGGACAAACCTAAATGCCTTTGACAACCGAAATAATACAGATGGCTACGTTTATGCGGTTTTTGAGCAAAGTGATTTGGAGGGCGTTGATTCAACTATGCGCACGTATGGAACGAATTTATACGCAGTTCAAACAGCTAGGCTGCTGCCATCATTCCATATCAAAACGTTGATAGGTAAAATATTTGGAGAGCAAGGCTATACTTTCGTAACCGACTTAGTAGCTGAGGACATTTACACGAATCTAATTGTCTTTAATGGCATGCCTAACAGAGGCGAGGATATGAGCCATCATTTGTGTACGGTCGTAAATGATGTAGTCATATTTCCTTCATTTTTAGGCAGTCGTTTATTTCAATATACTTCGGTAATTAACGGAACATTATACACTAGCGATGCCGAATTTAATAGTAGACTACCTTTATATGGAATGCTTGCAAACGATGCTGGATTTACGCTAACCGACCCGTGTACTGTTACCGTTGAATTTCAGTTGATTATAGGTTTTGCATACTATTTACTTAACACCGATTTTACTATTAACGTGGAGGCCACAACCATAGACGGGTTTGCGGTTTATGCTAGCAACACAATTACGGTTAATGCCTACGAGTACACGCCACCATATGATGGAGAAGTGACGCTAAATTTTACGATGACTTTTGACGTTGGTGATTTTAACGGATTGATATTATTTAGGCCGGGGGTTTTGTATAATCCAAATACGGGATTTTACATCAAAGCTGGCAGCAGCTACACGGTTACAAATGCGGTTATGCTGTCGAATACAGATATAACCACATCGTTTCCATATAACTATTTTAATGGCCTTGTTCCTGTTCCTGATTTGAAACAGGGCGACTTTCTAAAAGACATGGCAAAGGTGTTTCAATGGATTTATGATGTGAATGAGGTGACTAAGGTGGTAACTGCTAGGCGATATGATTCTGTGCAAGAAAACATACCAACTGCTATTGATATGAGCGATAAAATTGACACGCGTAAGCAAAAAATAACTTACGGAATTGATGGATTTGCTCAGACCAATTCGCTAGCATATAAGCCCGATGACATTACTAATTACGATGCCATCGGTTACATAAATGTAGATGACCAAACTTTGAAGGCCGAAAGCAACTATGTTGAGGTTTCAGCATTTGCAGCTACTTCGACTCGTCAAAGGTTTGATTCAGTTGCCGCACCTTACGTACCAATCTTTGATGTGGATATAATGCCGAACAATGGGGTTACTCACAGATTGCTATTGACCAAACGTGTAGACCCGTTTCCGTACAACGTGAATTTTAACCGAGCAACGGAAGCACCTTATGACTATTCAACCGACGACCTAACCTTTGCGTATTTCGCTGAAGCTGGAAATTTGGATAGCTTAGACTTTCCAAACCTAATAAACCGATTTTATCAAACGGTAATGGCGATAAGTTATCGGGGCAAAACGCTCGAATGTTTGATGAATCTGAAAATTTCAGACGTTGTAAATTACAATCCTTTTATTCCTGTTTACATTTCACAGCATGGCAGCTATTTCTACTGGCAAAAGGTGAGCAATTATGTGAAAGATAAATTAACCAAATGCACCTTTATACGTTTATAAAATGGCAACTGAAAAATATGAAGTACTTGTCAGCATTGGCATTGATTCAAAGGTAATTCAAGACAGCATTGCCAATGCGGACAGGCTAACTGCTGAAATTACTAAACTTCGCGAAGCCCAAAAAGCAAGCGGTGTTCAAGATGCCGAAACTACGGCAGCAATTAAGGCGTTAACCCAAGAGCGTAGCCGTGACCTTCGCGTAATACAGCAAGCCAACACGCTGGCATCTGAAACGGTCAAAGGTCAGGAACGATTAAAGGCCGAGTTGTCGCTGTTAACGGTTCAGTATAACAACCTTACAACAGCCCAGCAAGCAAGTACCGAAAGCGGCCAAAAAATGGGCGCAAGGATTCGCGCAATTAGCGATGAATTAAAGGCAAACGAAAGCGCGGTTGGAAATAATACCCGTAACGTAGGCAATTATACCGATTCAATAAAGCAAGCGTTGGTATCAATTTCGGGAGCAGTACCCGGACTAAAGGGACTTAAAAACGGATTGGCTGGAGCGACTGCGGGTTTCAA